TTAGTTGTGCAACGGATAGTCCCAAGTCATTAGCAATAGAGTTGTAAGTCTTTTCAGCTTCTTGACCATACTGACTAGTAAAAGCTTTCGCTACCTGATCAGCATTAGTTTTAGCCTTAGCTTGTTTTTCTCTAATACTTAATGTTTGATTAACTAAATCCATTACGCTATCTTGATTAAGTTCCCCTACTGGCATTGTCGTAGCTGTCGGTTGAACTCCAGACTTGATTTCATCTATAAGTTCCTGAGTAGTTCTTCTCTTAGATAATTCTTCACGTGCTTCAGCTAACTCAGACTCTAAGGTCTCAATATGCTTCTGAGCATGAGGAACAGATTTAAGAGCATCTTCTGGACTCTGGTACTTTTTGCCTTCACCAACTAACGATTGAACTTCGGTCGGAATTTCAAATGTCTTTGGTGCAGTATCTTGTTGTACAGCTTCGTTGGTACTCTGCTCTACAGGTGTTTCAGTTGCTTGTTGTACTTCATCATTCATGTTACTATCTCCTTTGGTCAAGGTAATAAGTTGTATAGTTTTGTTAAAGCTTTTTGGACACCTCTATGATAAGCTTGATACTCATTGTAAGCAGGTAGTTTGAATGTTTCTTCATCTATACACTTTCTTTGAGATACTCCTACTTGATCTTCAAGATAACCTTTTAACTCTTCAATAACTTGTTTCTTTGTTAAAGACTGTGCTTTATCACTTTTTAAATCCATACTATAATTATACCATATTTTTAAGTAAAAGTCAAGTAATACTTGACCTATGTATTACATCTCAGGAGGCATTTGCCCCTCTACTTGCTGAATCTGTTGATCCACCATTTGCTCTTCCATAGAAGGAGCTGCTTGCTGAGATTGTAAATCTTGTTGAATCTGCATTTTAATCTTTTCTTGCTCTCCTGCTTCAAATAATGCAGCATTATCTTTAATAAATCCATATTTATCAAAACCCATATACTCCTCTACCATTTCGGCTAAATGTTTAGGTGATACATGTGGAGCAATCATTTGACCAATAGGACTATTAAATACACCTAGAATGTTCTGTAGTAACTGTGCTCTAGCTGCATAGTGTCTAGCACCAATAGGTCTAATCTTACCACGTGCGGTTAAATCTTCTTTAGTAATAGATAAGAAGTCTTGTACACCAAAGTCATCATCATAGACTTTAGCTAACTCTGGTAAGTTAAGATTCCGTTTAGCAGTTTCTAACATCATGTTAAGAATAGGTTCTAGGAACTCAATCTCAAACTGATTAACTTTATTTTGGAATATTCTACCAGCAGCATTCTGTAATGACTGTACTTCAAAGGCTGTCTTCTCTCCTGGAGTTCTGATACCCATTGCTTCTTTAGGAGCACCAGCCATCTCTTCCATTGTATTCATTAATGCTGCTAGCTCGTTGTTAACTTGAAAAGCTGCAGGGTTAGGTGGTAACATTTGTATATCACCATCTTCTTGTAAATGAATAGTTACCTCAGGACCCCAAGTAAATGGATCTACTTCACCTCTAACTACCATAGGGGGATGGATAGTTAAGTCTAGTGCATCTGCTTTAGCATTCTCTAGGTGGTCAATACGATACTGTAAACCTACTAGGTTATCTAGTGGTCCCATACCATATAAGTTATCAGGACGTTTTCTCCATGCTACATGAGCTTTGCTGTCATGACCAATGTAACTAGGATTCTCTATGTTTCTTAGAATATAAGATCTGTCAATGATTGTTATAAGTCTATTCTCATAGAGTTTATCTTCATCTTTATCATACCAATCACCTTCAAATTCTAGTATCTCTACCATACCTGATTGATAGTATTCTTGTAGTGTACCAAAGCCATCAGCTATAAATGCTTCTGCTTTGTTTACATCCTCAACTCTAAACATAGAAATAGTTTTTCTAATGTCTACAGCTTTATTAAATGCTGCTTTATTATAGTTTAAGTCAGGACGGGTAGTTAGTTGTTTTTTGAGTTCACCTATAGAGGTTACTTTTCTAGTAAACTTAGGTGACTTAGCAAAGGAAGATGCTACAGGATTAAAGACAAGATCAAACGGAGATATTCTTTTTAGTTTAGGACCATTGTAAGTTGTAATAGTTTCTTCAGTAATAGGATCTACATGAGAATCATTAACATACATAACCTCACCAAACGCATTACCATAGTCTATATAGTCATAAACAAGTAAACTAACCTCTTCTCTAAATTTAGACTCTTTGAGTTTAGTCTTCATGTAAGCTTCAATAGCTTTACGTTTTTTCATGGTAGTAGCTTCTTGCGTAGCCCCTTCCCACTTCATCCAGTTGTCATTAGGAAACAAAGCATCCATGTAGTTAGCATGTAAATTATCTCTAATCTGTGTTAACTTAGGAAGAGTAGTTTTGTTTTTCCAAGGAAGAGAACTATTAGACGTAGTTGTAGTATCAGTAGCAAAGAGATAATTTCTTAACTCTCTCCATTCTGATTCTTTATTATTTCTTTGAATCCACCATTGGTTATATAATCCAGCTAGTGTCTTAGCTAAGTTCTCTGTACCAATTGCTTGTTCTATTTGTGCTACTTCACCTGCCATATTATTTCCTTAATGTGTTATGCCACCAAATCTACTATGGGTTGGTAATGGCTTACTCAAACTTAAACCCTGGTTTGCTCTTACTTTTGGGACTAAAGATATAGCTATTGCATTAGATAAAGCATCTTTAATATCATCATGAGGTGGATGTACCATTACTAATTCTTCTTCTAATGTTTGGCAGTTACCACCCTTGTAGTGCCATATCTGTAAGTTATCATATTTAGGCTCTAGTACAGAACCTACTCGTTGTGCTTTATCTCCTAGATGTCTTGTAGGTCTAAACTCATCTATTGACAAAGGTATTCCATTAGGTTTAAGGTAACTATCTTTTAGTTCTTTTACAATTGTTTGTTGTGCTACAGTAATTTCTGCACGTATCTTTCTAAATCCCCATTTTTCCCATGACTGTAATATGTGTTTATAGTAATCTACAATCTTTTCTGTTTTAAATCTGTCTATGTCTAAGATATAATAGTTTGCTTGGTGATCAACACCTACTACTACAAGAGCAGTGTAATCTGCTTGTTTTCTTAAACTAAACGCAAAGTCAATTGCTGCATAGATGTTTAGTTTTCTATCTCTAATATACCAGTCACCTTCTTTATTTTGTAAGACTGACTTATCAAAATATTGAAAGTTATCTTTATTAATTCTAGCACTCTCTGTTGTATTAGGATCATTATAGTACTGTGCAAAGAATTGAGTCTGATCTATGTACTTAGCTTTAATCCTTGCTAGTTCTTTAGCATCAAAACCAAAAGTCTTACCATCAGCTCTTGTTCGTTTTGCCCAGAGAAACTCTCCGTCTATCTCTACTACTTTTTGAAAGAGCTCATATACCTCATGTTCAGTTTCATCTTCATCATCTGTAGCATAATAAACCTCTTTCATGTTTATCATAGTATCATAAATGTCCCTAGGGTGATATCTAGTACCAACAACCCACTCAAAAGCACCAGGATTTTCAATAGAAGCAAGTTGAGAATAAGCTGCTGATACTTTCTCTCTTCCCTCTTCTGTATACGCATTACCAGGGACAACAATATCATCAAGAACAACAACGTCAGCATGGAACCCAGTAGTATTTGAGGTAAGTCCAACAGCTTTAACAGTAGCATCTCGTATTCCTTCTAGTTTACGTTGTGGATGATCAACTGCTATCTCTGCTACTGCCCATTTTTCCCGTTTACCTTCTTCAGGATGAATCATATCGGACCAGTATCTACGATATATCGGTGAGTCTATTATCTGTTTTATTGCATAGAGTTGTTTCTCTGCTAAATCTGCTGTTGCTGATACATAGAGTACTGTTGTTTCAGGATGCTTAGTAATATGCCAAGCTGTTCTATAAGCAACCAACTTACTCTTCATATGTCCACGAGGAAGTAAGACTAATTGGTTATCTTTAGCTTCTGATCTAGCCCACCAAGTAATTAACTCTTCATGTATTGCTCCAAATAATATATGAGGAGCTACTAATTTAATAAATGTGAGTAAGTCTGCTTCAGCAGCTTCTCTGATTTGGTCAATCTGAGACATATTATCCTTTTCTATACTTTGCTGTTTTCTTAGCTATCTTTTTAGGAGTAGCCATTATGATTTTTTATGTCTGTTAGCAAAATTGCGTGCTGCTTCTACTGAACCAAAACCCCAAGCTTTTAATGCTAGTGCTTTACGAGTAGGTCTACCTTTCTCGTCTTTCATAGGTCCCTTCATTCCTGCAAACCTTGCTGCAAAGGATACACGTCTAGGATTAGTTCCTGACTTAACGGGAGGTTTAAGATTAGATCCTTGTGCTTTTGCACTAGCTCTACCTTTAGCATTCAATCCACCTTTAGGATTCT